GTAATGAAATTCAGAACGGCACAGGAAGTCCTTCGGGCCCATATTCGGCGCCTTGGAGTGGCTCCGCAGACCACTATTGTGCAGGCGATATGGCTTGTTGTTCAGGTCACTCAGCATTTCCTGGCGGTGGCGGTGTAGGTGCTGGTAACGCTTCTACAACCCCTTGTACAGGTGGTTGGGGTGCAGGTGGATTAGTCAAAGTGACTTATCAATAAATAATTTTAGGAGATAGAATAAAATGGCACACGTACAAAAAGTCGTAACTTATGACATACCAGACGAGTTTGAACAGGCTGTCCCAACAAAAGCGTTAGGTAAAACGTCTACGCAGAGTTATGATGGGCCGTCTACTCTTATGCTATGGATTGACAAGGAGTCGCAACGCATCGAAGAGACTTGGGACAAAGACGACTATACAGACCGTCCTGTTCCTTTGAATCTTGAAGTCAAAGAACTTGATGCAGACACAGATGAGAATACAATCAAAATTGGTATGATTTTTGGTGGATTTGAAGAAAGAAAACTATATGAAGTTAGAGTTGGTCCTGCTGAAGATGACAATGTTGTCATAGTAGACCCAGTTGACCCTCGAATGATTTTCTCTGAAGATTCTGTCCTTAAAGACTATACTAAACCTTTAGCATTTAAGCAAGGCATTAATCTGGATAACACAAATACAACCAATGATTTTCGCAGACGTTCTGATGTCGAAGTTCGTTCAGACAGAGATGCTAAATTGAAGCAGTCTGATGGACGTATCGCTGAAGATATGCCTGAAGAAGTTAAAGCAAAATGGGAAGCATATCGCCAGAAATTGCGAGATATTCCACAAGACTGGGCCGCAGTACCAAACCATCTTATTAGATGGCCGACTGACCCAGACGGAGAGTATGATGACCCGTATCCTCGGGACGAAGACCCGGAGCATAAAGTTATTCGGGTTTCTGAGCGTACAGCAGATGATGATGCCGCAATGGCTCAATTAACGCCTATCACAGGTATTGATGAGTAAAAAACTCAGTTTTAAGTAACATCTTGAGGGCTTCCCTAGTGGAAGCCCTTTTTTATTGCATATAAATACTTGACAAGATGTAACAGTTATGTTATAATAGTCGTAATTTTAAGTTATTAAACAAGTGAGGTGAAGTGATGAAAAAGAGTCGTTCTAAGGCTTTCTTTATAAATGGTGGTGCAGGTCGTGTGCTATCATCAATCCCTGCATTGGAAAAATATCACGAAGAATCAGGTGATAAGGACTTTGTTATTGTCTGCGAAGCAGGAATGGATTTCTACAGAGGGCACCCGACCCTCCATAAACACGCATATGAAGTATGGCACAAGGGCCTCTTTGAAACTATCAGAGACAAGGATTCTGTAAGTCCTGAGCCTTATCGTGTAAACGAATACTACAATCAAAAATGTTCTCTTGCTCAAGCATTTGATATCGAAATCAATAGTCTAGAGGACCCACGAGACCTTCCAGTACCAACTATACAGTTAAATAAATTCGAGTCTGTCACTGGTTATCAAACTATTCAAGAAATGAAAGCGGGCTGTAATAAAGACAAGGCTGTCGTTATTCAGCCATTTGGCCGTACTATCACCAAAATGGGAGAACACCTCATAGATGGTACATCCCGTTCTTTTGAACTTGGAAATATTGTTAATATTATTGGTATACTCCGTGAGTTGTATACAGTAATTGTAATGAGTGAAATTCCTTTTGATGTTCCTGAAAATGCTAAACATCCAATAGCATTCCCCAAAGAACCTAATTTAAGACTATGGGCTTCGATGATTAATTCAGCGGACCATTTCTTGGGTTGCGATTCTGTGGGACAACATATTGCCAAAGCCCTTGACAAAACAGCAACGGTTGTTGTTGGCTCTACTGTACCTATTAATATTACCTATCTCGATGACGATTCTTTTGATGTCATAGATTTTGGTGCTGAAAAGGGAAGAAACTATTCTCCTATCAGACTAACTATGGATGATGAGATAGATAGGGGCAATGATAAGGTAATGATGTTAGAAACTTTGGATGAGAAAAGAGTCGTTGATTCTTGTGTAGAATTTTTAGGAGAGGCTAAACCATTCTCAGGTAATTTTACTCCAACACAACAGGCTCAAGGATGTGGCGTTGCACCAACTCCACAAGAACAAAAACCCAAAGACTTGCCTAAATATGATTTCGCTTCCACAAATCTCTTAGACAAGGAGTAATAATGGAAGGCAAAAGCATTGCAACAAAATCTAGATGGGCAAAGCCCTCTAAATTTTTCCCAATAGTCGTTGATGATTTTTTCGATGCTCCTAAAGATATTATGGAGTATGGAAAATCATTGCCTAAAGAAATTGTAGGTGATAAACCAGGTGTGAGGTCAAAACAACTATGGGAACTAGACCCACAGTTACATAATGCAATATTAAAGAAACTTTTAAGTTGCTATTATGACTTAGATTATATGGACATTTCTTGGAAATTAAGTAATATGTCTTTTCACAGACTCCATCGTGAGGCTGAAGCCAAAGATGACCCAAGAAACAGAGGTTTTATACACCAAGATAACAATGTACACTCTGATACTGGACCTGATAATGAAGTTGCAGGATTAATATATCTCACACCAGATATAGACCCAGATTCTGGCACATCATTATGGAATTTGAAGGGTGGTGAAATTGTAGAACCAAAAGGGGAATCAGACGAGAAAGACCATAACGCAAAATTTGCCGAGAAATTTAGATTTCAGAACTTCTTCAATCGTATGATAGCGTATGATTCAAGTGAATGGCACGCCGCAAATAGTTGTTGGAATTATGATGGTGAAGATGATAGATTGACATTGGCATTTTTTATAGGTGGAATATCTGTAAATAAATTTCCACTGAAAAGAATAAAAGATATGGATTATGAAATTAGCGAAAGGATTAGAATATGTGGATAGCAGGCATTGCCTTAGGACATAACGCTGGTGTTTGTCTATTAAAAGACGGTGAAGTTATTTTTTCTATAGAGGAAGAACGTCTTTCGAGGACTAAGCACGATGGCGGTCCACTGCTTAGTATGATGAAAATCTTAGACTATACAGATAAAATTGATTATCTGGTAGTGACCAATCTAATCACTAACCCCAACGATGTTCGCCAACATACCGTTCTTGAGTATACTAGAGAACCTTTATATCAAGGACTCGCAAGACGATTAGGATTAATCGAGCAACCAGATAGCAGTGTAGAGATAGATACGCAATCACCGCAGGTTATTAATATGTTTGATAATCACCACAGACTCCATTCAGCGATTGCCTTTTACAATTCTGGATTTGAAACAGCCGTAAGTGTCATTGTAGATAGTAGTGGCAGTTGCACACAGTTCGGAAGTGATAAAGAATCAGGTATATATTTTGAAACAGAATCTATTTTCGACTGTTCCTATACAAAAGGAATTAAAACTCTATATAAAAAAATGGGGTGTGACAAGGGAAGAAGTTATTATATTAAGGAAATGCACGATGAACAATTAGATGAAAAATTTATATTAGTTGCAGATGAAGGTGCTGGAATTGGAAAGGTTTGGGATGCAGTCACAGATTATTGTGGATTTCATATAAACGATGCGGGCAAGACTATGGGACTATCTGCATTTGGCTCTCCAAATCGTAAACTACCTGTCCTATTTCGTGGTGATACATCCAATAAAGATTTGATAAAAGCACAATACCCATATCGTACAAGTCTTAATATAGGTAAAGAAGAATTTGAGTTTTTAGATGATATGGATTGGAATGACGATTTATCCGAATCTAATCTTAGAAGAGATATGGCATACAAATGTCAGACAGAGACAGAAGAACAAGTTTTAAATTTAATCATCAAAGCATCCGAAATGGGTGACAATAAGAATGTTGTATTGAGTGGCGGGTATGCACTTAATTGTGTTTCTAATTATTATTACTTAGACAAGTTAAACGAACTCGGCATCAATCTGTATGTAGAGCCAAATTCTAGTGATGCAGGTACTGCCACTGGCGCCGCTTTACTATATCATTATATGTTAAAGAAAGAGAACAAGGTGACTTTGTTGGATGAGCCAGAGAGAAAAAGAAATGATAATCTATTCTTAGGACCAAATTATAATTATACTGTCAGTGACATCCATCAAAAAGTTGAGAAATATAACGATTGTTATGTTAATGAGTGTACAGCGGGAGATGTTGCCCAGTTAATTAAAGACAGGCATATTGTTTCTATATTTCAAGGGAGAAGCGAGAGTGGTCCAAGAGCATTAGGTAATAGAAGCATATTATTTAATCCAACGGTAGAAGATGGCAAAGACATAGTAAACAATGTAAAAGGCAGAGAATATTTCAGACCATTTGCTGGCACGGTATTAAAAGAGTATGCTCACGAATGGTTTGATATGAAGGGACTAGAGGAATCACCAAATATGATGTATGCAGTTGATGTTATTGAAGATTGGGCTGGCTCAATACCATCTGTGTTACATATAGATAATACGTGTAGAATACAGACGGTTACTGAAGAAGGAAATAAACATTTTTATAGACTCATTGAGGAGTTTCATAAAATTACAGGTGTACCAATATTGTTTAACACTTCATTTAATGTGGCGGGCGACCCACTAGTAGAAACTATTGATGATGCACTGCAGGTTTTAAATGATACTGAAATGGAATATTGTTATATGCCAGAATTACACATTTTAATTAAATTACATAATGGAGCAAGAATATGAGTCAGTGGATAGCAGGTATAGCCAGAGGACATAATGGTGGAGTTTGTTTATTGAAAGACGGAGAGATTGTTTTCTCTGTTGAAGAAGAGAGATTAACTCGATACAAATATGATGGCGCCCCATTAGCCTCTATGACTAAAATACTTGACTATACCGATAAGTTGGATTATCTAGTAGTTTCTCATACACAACCTGATGAGAGCCGACTAGATTATAGTGGAGATAATCTTTATGCCGGGCTGGCACGAAAATTACGACTGATTGAAGGTCCAGACCAAGTATTAGATATGCACAAATGGCACCACAAGATGCACGCCTCTTGTGCTTTCTATAGGTCTGGATTTTCATCTGCCGTGGCCGTGATAGTGGATGGGGCAGGCACATTTATTCCTATGAATATTAATAATGAAGAACAAATGGTTTGGGAATTAGAATCAATAATTGAATGTGCTTATCCAGATAAGTTTAAGACTCTCTATAAACATCTAGGTGGCAGAGGACCTTTTCCAAGCGTCAGAATACCAGAACAAGACTCTAAACGAGAAGGCGAAGATGGAACTCACGAATTAATAATCGATGATACCGCTGGTATTGTTAAAGCATATGAGGCCGTGACTCAATATTGTGGTTGGTCGCCCATCGAAGCAGGCAAGACTATGGGGTTATTTCCATATGGTGGATTAGTAGATTACTTTCCCGACATATATTCAGATGCTGGCGGAAGTGACTGGAAATCTACAGACAGAAATTTAATTATTCCTACATATCCAAATGGAGCATTAATAAATGCTGGTCGTTATAAAAAATTAAATACTACAGAAAAAGAATTTGAAGGTGATGTGACGTTACTTGATAATCGTAGAGATATGGCATATGCCGTTCAGACAGAATCACAACAAATGGTCCTTGATTTAATTCGTAAAGCAGTTAAAATGAGTGGCAATAGAAATGTTGTTCTTTCTGGTGGTTATGGACTTAATTGTGTCGCTAACTATTGGTATCTTGGCGAACTAGAAGAAGAAGGAATAAATCTTTATGTAGAACCAGTTTCAAGCGATGCTGGTACCGCTATAGGGGCCGCACTACTATGTCATTATTCACTAACTAAAAACGAGACAGTACGACCATTTGGAGAAAGTTTATTCTTAGGACCGTCACAGGTACCAACTGAAGAAGAAGTTATTAGAATTGCGAAGAAATATGATGCTACTGGTGTTTACGATAACCAGCACACAGAAGATGCCGTTAAATTAATTTTGAAGGGGAACATCGTTACGTTGTTCCAAGGTCAGAGCGAAATCGGTCCAAGGGCTTTGGGCAATCGTTCTATCCTATATGACCCGCGGACGCTTGACGGGAAAGATTATGTGAACTCCGTTAAACATAGAGAATACTTCCGTCCGTTCGCTGGGTCGATTCTTCACGAACACGCACACGATTGGTTTGATATGAGAGGGATGGAAGAATCTCCTCATATGATGTATGCGATGAACTGTCAAGAAGGAGTAGCAGAGCAAATTCCTGCTATTATTCACGTAGATGGGACCTGTAGAATACAGACTGTTAAGGAACATCAAAATCCAGTGTACTACGAAATAATTCAAAAATTTTATGAGCAAACTGGTGTTCCAATCATATTTAATACATCTTTCAATCTTGGCGGTGAGCCACTTGTCGAAACGATTGATGATGCTATTAGAACCCTACGAGATAGTGATATAGAATATCTATATATTCCTGAAAGGAATCTCATTATCGAAGTAGCAAACAAGGAGATAGAAAATGAGTAAAGTAGAAATTGTTGATAAAAATGAAGATGATGATGAGGTGCAACCCGCACAAGATTCGTTAGCCATACCGAGTACCCTCACAGATGAGGAAGCCGCAATTCGGAATAAAGCGATGGAGAAAATAATTATCGTGACTGGTGGTGCTGGATTTATCGGCTCACAATTAGTTAGGACACTGAATGGTAACGGTCGAGAAAATATTCTAGTTGTTGATGATTTATCTGACCCACGTAAAATACATAATATTAACGACCTGAAGTTCCAAGACTATACAGATAAGAGTAAGTTTATGGAATTGTTTAGTTTTATGGCAGAGGCTCAGATGGTTGAATCAATCTATCATTTAGGTGCTGAAAGCAATTCAAATAATGGTGATGGCAAATATATGATGGAAAATAATTATCAATATACAGCCAATCTTATGGACATTTGTCATATGTACAAAATTCCTATGGTCTATGCCTCAAGTGCCGCGGTCTATGGTGAACAAACTAAAGAATGGGGAAAGTTTGATGATGTCTCAGATGATTATGTACCGCAAAGTTATTATGCCCTTAGTAAACTTCAAGCCGATAAATATAGTCGCAAATTCCAGCACGTTGACCAGGATAAGATTATTGGATTGAGATATTTTAATGTTATATCAGAGGGAGACCACGAACAACACAAAGATGGTATGAAATCGCCACTATGTTGGATGAAAGAACAATGGCTCAGAAGTGGATGTATCAATCTTTATGAAGGCTCTGAAGATTTTTATCGTGATTTTGTTCACGTTGATGCGGCCGTCTGGATGACAATGAATGCAATGAAAAATGGTCGTTCAGGAGTTTATAACATTGGCACAGGAGAAGCCAAATCATTTTATGATATGGCTTTAGAAATTACCGAAGGACAAGAGGAATTTATTAAATTTATTCCAATGCCTATAGAGATAGCATCAGGCTATCAAGGATATACTCAAGCAGATATGTCTAATGCGTGTTTTGGGATAACGACTCGACCTTAGATTGTGAATCACCAGCCCTAATTCTATAGTTATCCTCTGGAGTATCTTCACTAGATGCCTCAAGGATAACTGTATTATCCTCTAATGAGACTACTTGATGTGGTGTCATAGGTTCAATGTGGAGCGTACCACCCTTCTCTAGAGTGACGCATCTGGTTGACGAATCTCTCATATCCATTAATTCTACAATTACAGCACCTCTTTGAATTAACCACGTTTCGGTCTTATTCTTGTGAAAGTGCATACTAGACTTATGGCCCTTCTCATAAAAATGTAATTCTTTAAAGCAGTATTTCTCATTACTCTCAATTATTAATTCGTGGCCCCAGCCCTTTCCTATTTTCATTGGTTCATAAGACATTTTTAACCCTCTCTATTGTTTCAGATGTACTCTTTCCTTCTACGATACTGATAATTCTGACCTCGGCAAGGTCTGCCCCAACAACATTTCCTTTAATGTAATCACCACCTTTAACTATTATATCAGGTTGGAGTGATTTAATCAGGTCGTATGGTGTGTCATCCTCGAAAATAATGACTTGGTCGACTCCTGCTATGGATTCTAGAACTTCTTTTCGCTCATACATATCATTAACAGGTTCCCTCTTTATTCGTTTCATAGAAGCATCACTATTGATACCGACAATCAATTTGTCTCCCATATAGGATGCTTTTTGTAGTAGGTGAATATGTCCCGAATGAATAATATCAAAACACCCGTTTGTGAATACGACAGTTTCTACTACAGCCTCTTTATCAGGAACAGCGGTGCCTAATTTAGTCACTACGTTTCCTGCGGCCCTATTTGCATAGTCCATTGCGTTCTTAACACCGATATCAAAAAATAGGGCAAATGTTGCAATGACCGTATCTCCTGCACCAGTAACATCTCGAATTTCTTCAGTGGCTGCCTTTCGCACAATTGAACTTCCGTCACGGCCTATCCATTGCATTCCATTTGCGCCTAATGTAATCAAAATTCCTTGAAGATTATATTCTTCTAGGATATCAAGAGCCTTTTCATATGAAAATGGCCCGTGTGCTTCCTCGAATTCTTTTAAGTTAGGAGTAATAGCAAAAACTCCAGAATACTTTTCCCAGTCAGTCCCCTTTGGGTCGACAAAGATATTGCATTCGTGATTGTCAACAATATCTCTAATTACATCACTGGTAATAGTACCCTTGCCATAATCACTAATGATTATAGCATCAGGAGTCTCTCCAAGACGTGGAGGAGCGTCATTAAGCGACCCACTATCTATGCGACACAGTTGTTGGTCATTCGATAAAACTCGTGTTTTGGTGATAGTTTTTGAATTTGCGCCTAAAGTAAGTTCATTACTAATGTCATTGTCGGCGAGGTCTTGGGAGATTTCTGCCCCTTCTGTATCCCTACCAACTACAGAGAAAAGACATATATCATCGGTGAATACCTTTAAGTTCTTACAGACGTTACCAGCGCCACCTAGACGATTGGTGACTTTAACGTCATCTACAACAGGTACAGGAGACTCTGGAGATAGTCGAGTGGACTGACCACTCCAATACTTATCGAGCATCACATCACCAATTACATATATTTGCTTATTCATCTAAATTACTCCCAATCACCTTTATTATATAAATACTCTATAGATAACAATATTTATCTCACAGACACTTTTATATATACGATAGGGAAAATATGTCGGACCAAAATACTATACTAGACCGTATGAGGGATGACCTGGGTACGATGAAAGAACGAATAACCAGATTAGAGGAACAAATGAAAACTATCTACAATTCAGTAGATAGGGTAGAGACTAAACTGGATAAACTCATCGAAATGGGACACGACCACGATACTGCTATTTCTGGTAACAAAATTCAGATTGGGAATGGAGAACGATTCTTTTGGCTCGTTCTGTCGGCTTGTGTTGGACTAGTAATCTATTGGATTAAATCGGGAAGTTAACATTATGGGTATAGAATTACTATTCGGCATCGAGAAAATACTGGGAATGGTAGTGGCCACATTGGCAATAACAGCGTTCACTTTTACCCTTAAATACAGAAGGTTTTATTCTTGTTGGGCACGCTCTTCCATATTAGTAGGAGCCATAGTATCGGTAGTAAATATAACTGGAATTGCATATTTGGGTGTTGAAGATATGGGCCATCAAATAGCGATAACTCATATAGGAATGTCTTTATCGATGGGATTGTTTATTTACACAATATTAAGGTTTAAATGGGGACTTTTAAAGCAATATCGCAAAATTATCAGTGAGTCGAAAGACATAAATAAGAATATAGATGAGGATAAATAATGGCTAAATTACAATCAGTAGACAATTTAAGGGATTATGCGTATCGCAAACTTGGGGCTCCTAAGATAGATATTCAGGTAGATGATACCCAAGCATATGACAGGATTGATGATGCTCTCCAACTATTCGTTGAGCGACACTTTGATGGCGCCGAGGAGAAATTTATCACATATGAATTCACACAGGATGACCAAGCAAACGGATACATAACACTGAACGATGATATCGTAGCAGTGACAAGAATTTATGAGCCAGGAAGATATTCTTCTGAAGCGATGAATGATGTACGCTATAAGATAATGGCGGACGAAATGTTTGATATGACCAAAATCGATATGACGTATTTTGAAATAACAATGGAACACCTTGAAATGGTGAATAGTTATTTCAATCTAGACAGAACATTTACATTTAATAAAGCGACCAATAGGTTATACAGTCATTCAGGCAAGATAATTGGTCCAATTTGTTCAGACGTAGCAGAGACAACTCAAGTAGATTGTGAAGCCGCTGGAGAAACTTGGACAGTAGGAAATTCTTTGCTCTTACGAGCGTGGCAAGCCGTTCGACCTGACGAGGCTACATCCTATGCTATAGACGTATTTAACGATGAATGGATTAAGAAGTATGCCACTGCACAGATTAAACAGCAGTGGGGTGCCAATATGAAACAGTTTGATGGAATGCCCTTACCGGGAGGTATAACTATAAACGGGCAACAGGTTTGGGATGAAGCGAAAGAAGAGATTGACAAACTCGAAGAAGAATTTTCCCTTAATTACGAACTTCCTGTTAACTTTTTAGTGGGGTAATGCTGTGGGAATGTTCGACCAAATGTCAAAATCGCCAATGGTCAAAGATATGGTGGAAGAGGTTGTCGCAGTAGTTGGATTTACTGCGAAATATCTTCCTCGTCAATATAGTACGGCGCTTGACCCAATTTTTGGTGAGGACCCATCATCGTTCTTTGATACGGTGTGGACATTTAATATACTGATTGATGATTATCAAGAGTATGGAGATGTCGGAGATTTCTATTCTAAGTTCGGAGTATCTGTAACTGACGAAATGAAAGTGTCTTTCACAAAGAAAGACTTTGCAGAACAAACAGCCGCGGTAGATGATGACAGACCAATTGCTGGTGACCTATTATATTTCAACGATGCGGAAGCGTTATTTGAAGTAACCTTTGTTGGAAATGACAGTTCATTCTATCCATCACCAGAAGGAGCCCAACACATTTGGACATTGACACTTAAACCTTGGGAATATGGTGGTGAAGATATTGATGTTGTAGATGCAGAGATAACCGCATTAGAGACAGATATACAAACGGCAGTAGATAATGAATTAACAACACCTGATTGGGATAGTCTAGATGACGATATTCTTGACCTATCAGAAATGAATCCGTTTGGGAGTACATAATAATGTTTGGAACAACTTTTTATCACGGAACAACTAAAAAATTAATCATTGCTTTCGGCTCCGTATTTAACAATATTCACGTAGAGCATAAAGAGGCGGATGGCACGGTACTTAAAGATATTAAGGTACCTTTGGCCTATGAGTCTCGCAAAAAGTATCTAGCAAAATTAATCCAAGACAGTAAAAAGAATAGACAAGTTCCCCGAATGGGGTTTGTTCTAACTGGCCTGGAGCAAGACCTATCGCGGTCAGCGAACCAAATGACCGAGTTCAGATTTAATCATACGGACAACAACAAAGCGTATGTGATGTTGAACCCGATTCCATACAACTTCACATTCAGTCTTGACGTTTATGTGGATTATATGGATGATGGACTTCAAATCATCGAACAAATATTACCATATTTTGCGCCAGATTTTAATGTAGTAATCGAAGAAATTCCCGCATTAGAGATGCGTAGAGATATTCCCATCGAACTGTCGGGGCTAACTATGGCCGATGAGTTTGAGGGAGATTTTTCAGAACAACGAATAGTCAATTGGACTTTAGATTTTATTATTAGGGGATGGATTTATCCACCAATACGAGAGCAAGGAGTTATCAAGCATATCGAAACAAACTATATATTAGATGATGGTATATGGCCTGATGAACGTATTAACCTGTCTGTAGACCCATTCAGTGCAGGGGAAGAAGATAACTGGACTATAAAAGTCGAAGGAGGACATCCTGATAACCCTGATGACGATTATGATGTTGACACTATGGCAGAAATTAAGTGGCCGCTTCCGTGATGGCGACTAAAAAAGTGAGTAGAGGATGAAATATTATGACGAAAAAAAGTATTAAAGAAAAATTGGATGCTGAATTAGAAGTTGCTGAAGATATTTTAGGTGCAGAGCATCCAGAAGATAAGCCTATTGATATTAATAAGAGAGTAATAGCAGTACGAAGGGAGAGAGGTCTAGCGCCTAGGGCGGCAGTTAAGTCTGACCCCGTGGAAGGCGACCTCGGTGAAGATTATTCTTACGCTAGGGATAATCTTTATAATCTTATAGAACGTGGTAACGATGCACTTGAAGGCATCCTTGAACTAGCAAAGGAAATGGAACACCCAAGGGCATACGAAGTAGCGAGTGGTTTGATTAAAAATGTATCTGATACTACGATGGAATTGTTGAAGATGCAGAAAGAATTAAAACTTATGAAGGACGGAGAGGCCCCGAAAACGAATGTCAATAATCTTTATGTAGGTAGCACCGCTGAATTACAGGAGATGCTGAAAGGAAAGACTATTGACAGTTAACTAAAGGGAGAACAAGAATAATGGATAGTTCACTAGAAGTAATATCAAGGATGTGGCCTATTTTTTTAGGATTCATAACATTGGTAATCGTGTTAGCAAAAATGCACTCGTCAATAGAAGTTTTACAAGATAAAGTTAGAGTTCTTTATGAGTTGTATAACACTTGGACCAATAAACCAAAGGAGTAGTAGAGGAAATGAATAGAGACCACATAATCCAGAACATCGGAAGTATTATTATATTTATTGCCGTTGTTTATGGTATCACAGTTATGATGGATATGGTCCGAGATACGGGGAGAATTTCTCATTATATTGAGGCCGACTTGCAACGGGTAGAACGTATTGAATCACATATTGCGGCTCAAAAGGTATGGCAAAGTGAACACGAAGAACGTATTGCTTCCAGACTTGAAAGTATAGAACAACGTAATAAAGAAGATGCAGAATTTAATCAATTATTTTTAAAGATGTCTGGTAAACTGGACACGCTTGAAGAACATATAAAATTACTAATGAAACAACTAACAAAGGACTCGGAATAATTTGAAAGAAGATTTCGGGGCGTTAATTATATTATGACAATAACTACATATTTAGGCAATCCACTCCTTAAACGGCTCAACGTGGCGCAGAACTATACTGCGGAGGAGATACAGGAGTATGTCAAATGTAGGGATGATGCTATATACTTCATTAAGAACTATATGACTATAGTTAATATAGATAAAGGATTAATGAAGTTTGAATTGTGGCCTTTCCAAGAAGAACTAATAAAGGGTCTAGAAGAACATCGATTTTGTATAGTAAAATGTCCTAGACAGTCTGGTAAATCACAGACAAGTCTGGCATTTATGCTCCATTATGTACTATTTAATGACCAAAAGAATGTAGCGATTCTAGCCAATAAGGGTGCGACTGCAAGAGAATTATTAGGTCGTCTCCAAATGGCGTATGAAAAACTCCCTATGTTCTTGC